GCTGATCTTCAGCCAGCTTCACGTCAGCTTGACGTTGTGCCTCGGCTTGCTCATAGGCATCGGCTCGGAGTTCTTCGAGCTTCTTGGCATCTTCCTCTGCCTTTCTCCGTGCCTCCTCTGCCTTCTTTCGCTTACGCTCTTCGCGTGCCTCATCCTGCTCTGCAATCCTCTTTAGCCTTGCCTCTTCTGCACGAGCCATCTCGGCTTTACGCTCTTGCCATCCACGCTCGCGAACGATCCGCTTGGCTTGTTCCTTGGTGATCTTGCCTTCTTCGATCAACTTATTGAGTTCGCGTCGATGGTCACGCCGCTTGATCTCTTCTGGATCTCTTGTCGCATCCTTCTCTTTTTCTAGCAGTGCATCAGCAGTCTCTTGCTGTGCGGCAGCAGTTGCCTCGGCCTCTGCTTTTGCACGAGCCATCTCGTCTGCATACTCAGCGGCCTTCTCGGTTGCGAGGTCTTGCTGACCAGTAAGCCAGTAATATGCGTCCCTCAGTGCGGTCCAAGGTGCCAAGAGGTACATACCCAGCTTCATCACAACTTTTACAACCGTTGAAAAACCGATTGCAAGCCACTTGACGCCAGCCATTATCCAGACCAGTGCAGGCTGGATCTCTTCTCCAATCGTGAGCATCAAGTCCCAGATTGCCTTCTTCGCCTGCCCCCACTGGCCAGCGATGGACCAAACGCCTGCCTCCATCGCTGCCGTTCCACCAACAGCCTCGGCCTGATACTCCATCGCCTTTTTGAACTCTTCGGCACTGATCTTGCCAGACTGTGCCAGCTTCTGTGCTTCGGTTGCACTAATGCCCATCGAACCAGCCAATGCACGATAGATTGGGACACCCTGGTTGGCCAACTGGAGTGCCTCTTGCCCCATCAGCTTGCCTTTTGTCAGCACATCCGTGTATGCCTTTTGGATGAACTTCATCTTCTCGGCATCGCCGCCGCCGAGGGCACCAATCGTCTCTGCAATGCCCCTGACATCCCTCGTAGCAACGCCAGCCACCTTGAGTGCAATCGCCATGTCCATTAACTGGTCGGCTGAGAATGCTGTCGTATTGGCAAGATTGCGTAAGTCTTTCTCCAATTCCTTAGCAAGTGCAGAACGCCCCTGCATCACCGCCGCAAGTCTCTTTTCTTTCTGTATCCATGCGTCAGCAATAGCAGCAGCCTTATACAGTGCAGCAACTAGTCCAGTGACTAGCACGGTGGCAATCAACACCTGTGGGCCGAATGCAGCCATCGCTCGCACGAGTCCCTGTATCTGTGGACTCATGCCACCAGCTTGTGCAAGGTTCCCAGCAAGTTTGCTGAGTCCGCCATTGATCTTACTAAGCTGCCCGCCAAATGACTTGAGGGCCCCGCCGTATGCTCGAAACTTTCCAAGCCACTTGCTCTGGGATGAGCTTGCTCTGTCGTATGCTTTTGAATGCCTTTGGAGTGCTTCTAGCTTCCACTTAAACCAGTTTCGCTCTGACTGCCTGCGTGCTCGCTTCTCGGCAAAATCGGCCAGTTCTGCGTCCCTGATCTTGGCGAGTTCAGCACGCACCTGCTCGCCGTGCTTGACTGCATCACGCAACCTCTTTTCGGTGGCCTTGGCATCTCGTGCCTGCTGTTCCTCTAGCCTCTGTCGATCACGCTCGGCTGCGGCATCCTTAGCGTCCTGCTCCTCTTGGATCATCGCCTTCTTGTCGGCTAGGAGTTGCTTTGCGTATCGACGCAGCAAATCCCTTTTCTCACCTTCGGCTTTCAGCGATGCGTCGATGACTCCCTTGATCTCGGCAGTGATGGAGTCCAACGCAGTGGTTGTACTCTTGACTGCCCTTACAAGCATGTCCTCTTCACGCTTGACCGAAGCAGCACCCTTCGCAAAACCCTTTGGGTCGAGGATCACTTCATAGTAGAGTGCCCCGATGCGATCTTTACCCGCCATGTTTCATTCTCATGTATCTGCTTAGGCCTTCAGTGTCACTGCCGCTGAACGTATTTGACTTCTCTTTACCAGAGACTTTTTCATACGCTTCTCGCTCCTTGTCTGACTTGTGGATCTTGAACGCAATCCACCAATCGACAACCACACTCGGAGTGTTATTCATCCAAGTGATTGGGTCGTCGATTCCAAGTTCAAGGCAAATAGAGAACACCCATGTCAGACGATGGTTCTTATCAAGGTGCTTGATAAACTTTTCTATTCGCCTAGGATCTTTCCCTCGCGGGACTCCACCCATTCCTCGATCTTCTTTGTCAAGACATCGAGCTTGAGTGCATCAAGGTCGAGCAGTTCCTTGATGTCAGAGTCGGCAAAAAGGTTATTGCCGTCCTTGTCGCATAGATGGTCGATGATCGTGTAGATCCTCGCCTTTCGCAACGCTTCCTTGTCAACAGTTCCATCCTTTGAATACAAAGACGAAAGCCTGCGTGACCGTTGAAACTCGGACACTGGCTTGACATAAACGTCATGCCCAAAGACTTTCGCCTGTAGCTTTTCAGGCTTGGAACAAACAAACTCAGCCAGTAAGGTCTTTTTCGTCAAACTCATTGATACTATCTCTTTCCAGTTCGTCAACTACGCTGGTCAAATCCCTGAACTCACATGAGTCCAGTTCTCGCTCGACCTGCTTTGAAACTTCTTCGTCGATCCATTTACGCAGAAACGGATCAACTTGCGTGAGATAGATAATCTTTGCATCATCATGCCAATCCAGTCGTCCCGCTAGGTACCGATCCTCTCCATCGGTAACGTGGATCGTCCAGATTTCATAATACTGCTTTCGTCCAGTTGCCAAGTTAGTTCCCGACAACTGGACCAGTTCAACCTTACGGTCACTCATCAATCACCCCTTATGCTGGGTTCGTAAATGTGGGGCCAGTCGCCCCATCGAAAGTGAATGTGATCGTACATTCGATGACAGACCCAACCTCTGCCGATCCGTGGCTGATGCCACTGACCCAACCAGTGCCAGCAAATGAGCTTCCATCTGGGAGCGTAATCGTCAACGTCGATGCGTCGCCGATTGTAGGAGGAGTATAGTCATCTTCCCAAAGGACTGTCGCCGAGCACTCGCCTGGGTCAGCCAAGCCTGCCTTGATCTTTTCCATGAACCCAGTTGAGTCCAAGCAGGAAACATCAATCGCCTCTTGCGAAAACTCTGGAAGAGTGACGCTTCGGATACATCCACCAGTTCCACCAACGCTGAAGGTGGTTCCTAAACCAGTTTGTGTTGCCATCTATCTAAATCCTCTGATAAGTAACGGAGTAAGTTTGTTCGCACCAGTAGCCTCGTTCATCTGACCCATCTTTTGGATCAACGAGTTGCCACGATGCACCTTCGTCTGATGTGATCCCATTGATTGGATGTTCGGCATCGGCAGATGTGTATCCGATCAACGCATCCTCGATTGCCTCTTGGATGTCCTCCGACTGTCCACGGGTGTCGCAGATGATGTCAACAGAAACGGATGCGACATACACCTTGATGTGGCACCCAGAGACTGTATCGCTAAAGCCTCTGACGTTCTCTACTGACAATACGACGATTGGCAGGACATCATCCTGTGGCGGATGCTCTGCGTAGATCCGAGTGCCAGTCAAGCCTGTTACGCTTGGATCGGCTCGGAGCAGTTGTATTAGTTGTGGGACTGGCCTCATGCTAGGTCTGGCCTCTTCATCTTCCAGCCTTGAATTGTTCTCTTGATAACTCGCCGCTGTGCGGGGATTGTGTTCTCACCCGCTGGACCCATGAACGGTCTTGCTTTCAGTGGTCGCTTGGCTGGAGCACCCCACCACTTATGACTTGGAGCACCAGTGCTGCCAGACTTTGGTTCATGAGTGTGGGCGAAGTTCTTGCCCTTCGGACTCTTCTCGTACCGAGGGCCAACCTTCTGCGAGGAATGCAGGCCGTAGCCTTTTCGCTCAATCCTCTTTTTGATGATCGTCCCAGGGGCACCAAGCGATGGCCCGTTCGGACCCCCACGTCTGTTAATCAGTTCCTTGCCCCACCATGCACCTTTGCCCGCATTGGTCATCGTCACATTGCCAGACGATATTCGACGCAATGGTGGCACGCCCCTTGTTTTTGTTTTCTTGCTGCTAGATGGTGAGTTCCTTGAGCCAGAACGCACAATCTTCACAGCCTCCTTACGGACGATTGTTGCTGCGGCTGCAACGGCAGTTGGGCAAACCTTCTTTGCCAGCTCGTCAGTGATGCCGTCCAAGTCTTTCGCAAGGTTTGTGTAAGAAACCTTTGACCCTGCTCGACCAGTCCCGCCAGCGGAAGTTTGCTTGCCACGCATGAACTTCTCAACCGAACGAAGAACCTGCTTCTTCGATGGCCCAGCCATTATTCAATCGCCTTTAATTCGATCCGAGTTGTTAGCCCATCTCCGCTAACATCTCTGACGGCTGTGATGCCGTACACTTTGTTTCGTATGGTCACACGGCACTTTGTGTTTAAGTTCAGGCATGACAGTTGCTTGGAGTCACCAATGGCAACCTTGTCTGTTGCTGCCTTCACAGCAAAGCCTTGGATGATTTCAGAGCCAGCCGCATCAATCAGTTCGCATGGCCACTTATTGACGAGTGTCGTCCATGTCCCACTAGTGTAGGTCACATGGCCGTAGTCATCTTCTGCAACAGGTGGCGACTCGATCTTCGCAATGTAGTTGCGATGACCGATACGCTTTCGATTGAATCCACTGACCTTTGGCATTACGGATATGAACTCCGAATCAGTTTGCGAACGATACTCTCATAACTGCGTCCATCATTCGTATTGACTCCGTTTTCCTGTGCAGGATCGAAGTACGCACGCCCAACCTCTAACAGCACCATGTGCTTGAATAGGCTGGGAAGTGTTGATGGATCGGACGTGCCGCAGGTGAACGACACAGTTACAGTGTCTCGTCCTGACGCAGTTGAGAGCGTATCGGGCCAGCCATCATCATCGTTGAGGCAGGTAACAGTGTTCCTGCCGAGGTCGAGTTCATAGTCGTCTGTCGATAGCGTTTGTTCTGCACCATCGGCATCCAAGTATGTAATCGACTGAACAGACACAGCCTTGCTCATGTTGAGCAGGATAGCCCCAGCATCACTGGGGAATCCGTACTGTGTCTGTTCCCACGTTGCCTGAACGAAACACCTTTCAGTGTCACGCTCGGCTTGCTCAGTCGCCGCTTCGATCAGAAGCGTCAACATCTGATCCTGCTCGTTTCCTGCTACCCTTAGATGATCCTTTGCTTCGTCCAGACTTACTGCCAGACTTTGCGGGCTCGACGTTCTTCTTAGCGTCCAACTCATCTAGGATCTCGATAGCATTGAATGAGAGCAGGGTTTTGACAACCCCCTCTTTGAGGTCGCCATCAGAAAAGGTGTGACCCGCACGGAAACCCATGCGGTCCACCTTGAATTTATACTTAGCCATTAGCCAGTGATGGTGATCTTGCCGAGAACTTCTGGATTGGCAACTTGGATGTCGATACGCTCGGTAGCGACAACGCCAACTTGATCGTTCACTGCGAACAGTTCATTCAAGACCTTGAAGTTAGGTGAACGACGATCACCGAAGTAGCATCCGAGGCTCAAGTCACCGAACACTGCAAGCAAGTCGCCTGCGGTCGTTGCCGATGCACCTGGGAGGACGCTAACAAAGTTCACTGGGTAGCCCAGCAATCGAGGGGACTGGCCACCTTCCAAGTCAGCCAGAGTGTTGCCGCCAGCGGCGTTCAACAACTCACGGACAGGACCGTGGAACAGGCTTGCATTGATGTACCACTCGTTACGAGCACCGACGATTGGGTTGCCAATGCCAGCGACACAATCAGTGAAGTCAGACAACGCCAAGGCAGCAACACTTGCCACGTTCACGTCAGCGACATCAGTATCATCTTCGATGCCGTCAGCA